GCCATCCACGGCGAGCCGTCGCCGCATCCGGAGGGCAACCGGTGCCCAGCGCATGACGAGCGCATGCGGGCACACAAGAAGCGGGTGACACGCGCACTGGGTAGGCAGCAATTGTCCCCGGGAATCAAGCCATTGGAGAGGAGTTGACCATGCCTCAACCTGTTTTCACCCCCGCCACCAAGGCCCAGGCGAAACTCAGGGCGGCGCTGACCGGCCCCGCCGGCAGCGGTAAGACCTGTTCCGCCCTGCGGATGGCCACCGGCATCGGCGGTCGCACCGCCGTCATCGACACCGAGCGCGGCAGCGCCTCGAAGTACGCCGACCGGTTCCGGTTCGACACCTGCCAACTGGCGGACCGCACCATCGAGGGCTACCTGGCAACGCTCGATGCGGCGGCAAAGGCGGGTTACGACGTCCTCGTCATCGACTCGCTCTCCCACGCCTGGCAGGAACTCCTCCAGGAAGTCGACCGGCTGGCCAAGGCCCGCTTCAGCGGCAACACGTGGGCCGCGTGGTCCGAGGGAACGCCGAAGCAGCGGCGGCTCATCGACGGCATCCTCGACTGGCCCGGCCATGTCATCGCCACGATGCGCTCGAAGACCGAGTGGAACCAGCAGGCGGACGAGAAGACCGGCCGCCTGCGCCCCGTGCGGATCGGCCTCGCGCCTGAGCAAGGAAAAGGCTGCGAATACGAGTTTGACCTCTTGCTGGAACTCTCGACCGAGCACGTCGGCACCGTCATCAAGGACCGCACCGGGAAGTTCCAGGACAAGGTCATCGAGAAGCCGGACGAGGCGTTCGGCCGGGCGCTGGCCGAGTGGCTGGCCGAGGGAGCGCCGGCCAAGCCGCCGGCCACGCCGGCGCCGGAATCGCCGAAGCCGTCGGCGCCCCCGGCGCCGCAACCGCCGACGCCCACGCCGCCGGCGGGCCCGGACCTCTCGCGCCTCAAGGCCCTCATCGCCGAGCACAATCTCACCGACCAGCAGCAGGCGGCCTGGTGCAGCCACTTCGCGGCCAAGACGGGGCGGGACGTGCGAACGCTCGCGGACCTGACGCAGGCCGAGGTGAACGGCATCGTCGCCAAGATTGAAAAGACCGTTGCGAAAGGAGCATGACCTATGGCTTTCGACTGGGAGAAGGCATCCACGCAGGCGGCGAGCGACTATGCCGAGCGGATTCCGCCAGGCACGCACGACGTGGAAATCCGGCGGGTGCTCTTCGGCTCGAAGAAGGGCGGCGCGTTCAAGAGCCGCGACGGCGACCCGCAGATCATGCTCATCTTCATCGACCGCGAGGGCCGCGAGGCCTCGCAGATGGTGACACTGTCGGAGAAGGCGGGGTGGGTGCTGGCGCGCCTCCTCTCGGCCGCCGGCGCCGACATGAAGCGGATGAAGGCCGATGGCGTCCTGCCGCGCGACTTCGTCAACCAGGAGTTCGCGCGGGCGAATATCGTGGGCCGGCGCCTCCGCGTGGACCTCAAGTACAAGCGCGGCGGCGACGGCAAGGAGTATGCCGACGTGACGCCCATCCGCACTCGGCCCGCCGCTTGCCCTGCGCAGCCCCCGGCGACGGAAGATGACTTGGACCCGGACAGCATTCCCTACTGAGAGGCCGTCCGTGACTCGAACGCTGCCGGAGGCCCAAGAGGCCCTCGACTTGCGGGTGCTGCGCGCCATGGAGGATGTCGGCGTTCTGGCGGCCGACCTTCTGGCGGCGGGCCGCATGGCCGAGGCGGCGACGGCCCAGGCGTTCGAGGCCCAGATGGAGCAGTCACACGCACGGGAGATGCGGCAACGGATGGCACGAACGCTTAGCTCATGAGGAGGCTCTCAATCCGATGGCTGCCAAGACCCCGGAACCGTTCCCGACGCTTAAGGACCTGCCGCTGGGCACAATACGCCTCGACGGCGGCACCCAGCCGCGCGCCACCATCGACCCCGAGACGGTCGCTGAGTATGCCGAGCGGATGCGCGCAGGCGACCACTTCCCGCCGGTGCAGGTGTACTTCGACGGTACCGACCACTGGCTCTCCGACGGCTTCCACCGCGTCAAGGCAGCCATTGAAGCCGGGCAGACGACCATCCAGGCCGAGGTGTGGGAAGGCACGCGCGATGACGCCTTCTGGATGTCCTTGGCCGCCAACAAGGACCACGGTCTGCGGCGCAGCAACGACGACAAGGCCCGCGCCGTGAAAGCGGCTCTGGCGGCCAAGCCCCGACTGAGCGACGGCGCGATTGCCGAACACGTCGGGGTCAGCGACCGCATGGTGGCGAAGTACCGGGCGGAGATGACTCCGAAAGTTTCGGAGTCGGCGGAGCGCACCGGCCGGGACGGCCGGACCATCAACACCGCCGGCATCGGCAAGTCCGCGGTGCCGAAGCCCGAGTCGCCCGACCCGCCGGACCCCGACGACATCCCTCTGGACATGCCGCAGAAGCCCAGCGGCGGGCAGGCACCGGTGTCCGAGACGGCCACCGACGAGACTGGGCGCCCCATCGAGGGCGCCGTGGCCGAGGCCTTCCGCCGCCGGCGCGAAATTCAGGACCTGATGACGGCTGTCTCGAAGGTCAAGACGACCGTCCTGAAGGCCATTGAGGCCAAGGACCTGCTCTTCGCCGACATCAACCCCAGCCGCTTCGAGGCCGAGTGCAACAGCGTTTACCACCAGCTCAAGGCCGCCTTGCCCTACGCCGCGTGCCCGTACTGTCGCGCCGCCGGGTGCAAGGCCTGCCACGGCCGCGGCTGGATCGGCGAACTCGCCTGGGACCGTGCACCCAAGGAACTGAAGGCATGATCCTCAGGCCGTACCAGCAATCTGCGGTCGACAGCATCTTTGACGCGTGGCGATCGGCGCGATCGACGCTGCTCGTCCAGCCCACCGGCACGGGCAAGACGGTCACCTTCGCCCACGTCATCAACCGGATGCCCACGGGACGGGCGCTTGTGCTGGCCCACCGTGAGGAACTCATCTTCCAGGCGGCCGACAAGATTGAGGCCGTCACGGGCGCGAAACCCGACATCGAGATGGCCGAGATGCGGGCCGACCATGCGATGTTCGGCAAGGCCCGCGTGGTCGTCTCGTCCATCCAGACGCAGTGCGCCGGGCGCAACGGCGACGCGCGGATGAAGCGGTTCGATCCGCGCGAGTTCGGGCTTCTGGTGGTCGACGAGGCCCACCATGCCACGGCGCCGACGTACCGGCGGGTGCTCGAGCACTACGGCCAGAACCCCGACCTCAAAATCCTGGGATGTACTGCCACCCCCGACCGCCATGATGAGGAGGCCCTGGGCCAGATATTTGATTCGGTGGCCTACGACTATGAACTTCTCGACGCCATCCATGACGGTTGGCTCGTGCCAATCCAGCAGCGAAGCGTGGTCGTGGACGGCCTCGACTACTCGTCCATCCGCACCACGGCTGGTGACCTGAATGGGGCCGACCTCGCGCGGGTGATGGAGTACGAGGAGACGCTCCACGCCGTCGCCGCGCCGACGCTTGAACTGGCGGCCGGCCGCAAGACGCTGGTGTTCGCGGCCTCGGTCGCCCATGCCGAGCGGTTGTGCGAGATCTTCAACCGCCATCGCACCGAGTGCGCCCGGTTCGTGACCGGCACGACGCCAAAGGACGAGCGCCGGGCGATGCTGGCCGACTACGCCGCCGGCAAGTTTCAGATGCTCGTCAACGTGGGGGTGGCCACTGAAGGTTTCGACGAGCCGGGCATCGTGTGCATCGTCATGGCCCGGCCCACCAAGAGTCGGGCCCTCTACGCGCAGATGGCGGGACGGGGCACGCGGCCGCTGCCGGGCCTGGTGGATGGCCCCGAGGCCGCCGACGCCCGCCGTGCGGCAATTGCTGCCAGCGCCAAACCCGCCTGCGAAATCGTCGATTTCGTGGGCAACTCCGGTCGCCACAAGCTCATCACCACCGCCGACATCCTCGGCGGCAACTACTCCGACGAGGTCGTCGATCGCGCCCGGAAAGCGGCGGAGGACGCCAACGCCGCGCCGGTCGACATGGCGGAGGCCCTCGTGGATGCCGAGCGCGAACTGGCCGAGGAGCGCGAGCGGGCCCGCAGGGCCGCCATCCGCGTCAAGGCCCGCTACACGAGCCAGGTGGTCGACCCGTTCGAGGTCTTCCACATCGAGCCGTGGCGGGAGCGCGGGTGGGACACCGGCCGCCAGCCCTCGGAGAAGATGCTCGCGCTCCTCGAGCGAAACGGCGTCGACACCAAGGGCCTGACGTTCACGCAGGCCAAGCAACTCGTAGGGGAGATCATCCACCGGTACGAAGAGCGGAAGTGCAGTTTCAAGCAGGCCCGCCTGCTCGCCCGCTACGGCTATCCCACGGACGTTCCGTTCGCCGAGGCCAGCCGCCTCATCGACGCCCTGGCGAAGAACGGGTGGCGCCGGCCTGAGCCTGCCGAGCCGGTGGAGGTGTACTGACATGGCCGCGGTGTGTGAGACAAGGGGCGAGTGGGTGCGCGTTACGCGGCATCACCCGTGCGCCATCTGCGGGAAGCCCGACTGGTGCGGCGTGAGCACCGACGGGACGCTCGTGTGCTGCATGCGCGTCAAGTCCGACCACCCGACCCGCAATGGCGGGTGGCTGCACCGCACCGCCGCCGTGCCACCGCCGCCCCGGCCGCCTTGCCGCGTGTATGTGCCCGCCAGTCCGGAACCTGAACGGGACTGGCACGCGCTGCTTGACCGGTGGGCCAGGCGCACCGCGCCTGCCCAGCGCGGCTGGCTCGCTCACATCCTGGGCGTCTCGGCCCCAAGCCTCCAGCGCCTTGGAGCCGTGGTCTCCGACCGGCCCGGCGTGTGGGCGTTCCCGATGTTCAACGCCACCCGCCAAGTCATCGGCATCCGCCTGCGGGCTGAAGACGGGAGGAAGTGGGCCGTCGCTGGCAGCCATAACGGCCTGTTCTGGCCGAGCGACTTGGCGGGCGCCGGGCCGCTCCTCATCTGCGAAGGCCCGACCGACACGGCGGCCCTCCTGGACCTCGGCTACGACGCCCTCGGCCGCCCCTCCTGCACCGGCGCTGTCGAGATGGTCATCGAGGCCGTCCGCGCGCTTCGCCGCCGCGACGTGGTGGTTGTGGCCGATGCCGATGACCCCGGCATCGACGGCGCCGATCGCCTCGCCCGGGCGCTCACCGAGGCAGGCCGGCGGCCCAAGGTCATCCGCCCGCTCCAAGGCAAGGACGCTCGCGCCTGGGTGCGGGCGGGCGCGACGCGGGCGGTGGTGGACTGCGCGATCGCCAACGCGCAGCACTGGCGGGGCTGAGGCGTGTAGACGCGCCTGTAGACGCATCTGTAGGCGCAAGTGAAGGCGCACTGGAAGACGCAGGGCGCGGCACCGGAGAACGTGACGTGGCAACCGGGTGGATTGTGTTCGACAAGGCGCTGCCGTCGAAACCTGAAGTCTCCATCATCAGCCGTGCGCTCGGCATCAGCCGCGCCGAGGCGGTCTTGGCGTGCATGATGGTCTGGGCGTGGGTGGACGAGAACACCACCGACGGTGTCATGGACGGCCTCGGCATCGAGGACGTGGACTATCAGGCCCGCATTACGGGCTTCGGGGCAGCGATGGCGAGCGCCGGCTGGCTCCAGGCCGACGACCGCCGCCTCATCTTCCCCAACTTCGACCGCTGGAACACGGAGACGGCGAAGCAACGTCTCCAGAAGTCCCAGCGCCAGCGGCGGTGGCGGTCCAAGGGGGGTGCGGCGTCTACGGGGCCGTCTACAGGGGCGTCTACACCAGCGTCTACGGAAGCGACTACCACAGAACAGAACAGAAGAGAAGAAGAACGGCGTTATCAGGAAGAAGAGTAACAGGAAATATTCAGAAGTAGTAATTCGATGTTTGGCCGGGGAGGGGAGTTGTGATGGGGTCGTCGATGGTCATCGTGCTGCCGTTGCCGCCGCGGGAGTTGTCGCCCAATGCCCGGCCGCACTGGGCGGTCAAGGCCAGGGCGGTGCGGTGTTACCGCGAGGCGGCGTACCTCTCGGCCTTGGCAGGACGTCCCGGTCGCCCATTGCACGCGGCGAAGGTCACGGCCCGCTTCTTCTTCCGCACCCGCCGGCGCCGCGACCGCGACAACCTCCTGGCGTCGCTGAAGCCGGCGTTCGACGGCATCGCTGACGCCCGGGTGGTCACCAACGACGCTGGCATGATTCACATGCCCGTCGAGCAGTACGTGGACCGCACCGACCCTCGCGTCGAGATCGTGGTGGAGGCCGTGTCGTGATCGACATCGACGCCATCCCGCTGGACCTGCCGGTACAGCAGCAGCCCGTTGCGGCGCTGTACCTGGCGACGGTCGAGACACTGGCCAATGGTCGCGAGGTCGTCATGCCCCACTATGGCGAGCCGGTCTGGCAGTGGTTCGGCAAGGAAGCGCCCACGTTGGCGCAGGGGCCGCGAGGGCAAGCCGTGTCGAGAGCAACGTCAAGTAGCCGGGCAGTTGCCAACGTGGGCAAACGTGGGCTGCCACGGAGATATTGACGATGGCCAATAGGTACTTCCACGCCGGTTGGGCCGCGACTGGGCACGCGAGGGAGTCGCGGTGGGATACACACATTCTTTCGCGCGCGAAAACGGCCGTGGTGACTGCGGGGCAAGGCTGACGACCCAGGGAGATAGCGGTGGAAACCGAGAGATTCCTGAAATACCGGGTGGAACCCGTGCCGCGAAGCCTCATGGCCGCGTTTGTGGCGGCGCACCACTACGCCGTGCGCGTGCCGCCGCACTGCCTGCTGTCGCTGGGGTGCTTTGTGGGCAGTGACCTCGTGGGCGTGGCGTCGTGGGGCTACGGCGTCCGGCCGCGGCACACCATCCAGCGGCTGTTCCCCAGCCTGACGACGAGCGATTACTACGAGTTGAACCGCCTGTGCATGCTGGACTCGGAACCCAGGAACGGCGAGAGCCATTTCCTGCGGCTATGCCGCGAGTACATCCGCCAGCGCGAGCCCGGCCGGGTGGTCCTCTTCTCGTGGGCCGACGGGATGCGCGGCAAGCCCGGCTATGTCTACCAGGCCGACAACTGGCTTTACGGCGGGTTCATCCGCACCGAGTTCTACGTCACGGCCGCCAACGAGGTTGTGCATCCCCGGCAGGTGATCACACGCTGCGGGCGGCGGGACCGGGCGTTCACCCTGAGCGTGGGCCTCCGGCGCGTGCGCGGTAGGCAGTTCCGGTACTGCCATTTCTTGTGCGGGCACGGCCTGCGGAAGCGGCTCCTGCGCGAGTCGCCGTTCCGCTGGGGCCAGGACTACCCGAAGAAGGACGACTGCGTCTGGACGTTCGAGGGTCAAACGGAAACGCGAGCGGCGGAGGTGTCAAGAGAGACACGCGAACCGCCCAGGTTCGAGGGCTCGGGGCAGTTCCGAGACGCCGCTCCACTTTTCACCGACTTCGCAACACCGCCCGCAGTGGCGGCCAGAAAAGGAGATGCTGAATGATTCGTGACCGCATCAAGGATTTTCGCCGGGTGCCCGTGGCCGACCTCTTGGAGAACGGCCGCAACTTCCGCCGCCACCCGCAGGCCCAGAAGGATGCCCTGGCGGGCGCCCTGGCCGAGGTGGGGATCGCCGGGGCCCTGGTGGCGTACTACAGCGAGCGCAACGGCGGGAAGTTGACCCTCATCGACGGCCATGCCCGCCTCGGGGCCGGCGCCGCCGACTGGCCCGTCCTCATCTTGGACGTGGACGACGCCGAAGCCGACTACCTGCTGGCAACGTTCGACGCCACGGCGGCGATGGCCGAACTCGACGGCGTGGCCCTGGCGGAACTCCTGAAGAACGTCCAGAGCGGCGAGCCGGGCGTGCAGGAGCTCCTCGCGCACCTGGCCGAGCAGGCCAGCGCCCTTGCGCCGATCGTCAACGAGGGCGAGACCGACGAGGACGCCGTGCCGGCGCCGCCGGACGAGGCGAAGTCGGTGACGGGCAAGGTCTACCGTCTCGGCAACCACCGCCTGATGTGCGGCGACAGTGCAAGCGCCGCCGATGTTGATCGTCTCCTCGCCGGCGCCCCCATCCACCTCGTGAACACCGACCCGCCGTACAACGTCAAGGTCGAGCCGCGGTCCAACAACGCCATCGCGGCAGGCCTGTCATCCTTCCCGGCGTCCGACGCCCATCGTGGCCTGATGCACCACCAGTCGTTCGACGTGGCCCGCCAGGGCGTCAAGGCCGCCACCACGGAGAAGTTGCGCCCCAAGGACCGGCCCCTCGTCAACGATTTCGTCTCGGATGAGGCGTTTGAGAAGATGCTCTTGGCCTGGTTCGGCAATATCGCCCGCGTGCTTCTGCCAGGCCGCTGCTTCTACATCTGGGGCGGGTACGCGAACTGCGGCAACTATCCGCCCGTCCTGAAAGAGTGCGAACTCTACTTCTCGCAGGCCATCATCTGGGTGAAAGAGCACCCGGTCCTCACGCGCAAGGACTTCATGGGCAACCACGAGTGGTGTTTCTACGGCTGGCGCGAGGGGGCGGGGCACGAGTTCTTCGGCCCCGCGAACGCGACCGACGTCTGGTCCGTCAAGAAAGTCAACCCCGCCAGCATGATTCACCTTACCGAAAAGCCTGTGGAACTTGCCGTCCGCGCCATCGGTTACTCCTCGCGCCCGGGGGAGAATGTCCTGGACCTCTTCGGCGGCAGCGGCTCGACGCTCATCGGCTGCGAGAAGACCGGCCGCCGGGCCTACCTCATGGAACTCGACACCCTCTACTGCGACGTCATCCGCCAGCGCTGGGCTGAGTTCGTGCATGGCCAGGGGTGCGACTGGGAGGCGCTGACGCCGGAGGCCGCTGAGTGACCGCCCCCGACGTCCGAAAGACCGTCGAAGCGCTCATTGCGGCTGCCGCTGCCGGCAAGCCCGACGCCGCGTGGATCGACGACGCCATCCGCCGGGCCGGCTACATCCCGCGCGGCGAGCGGGTGACGCAGGCCGAAGTGAAGGCGCTCATCGGCCGCCTGATGCAGGTGCTTGAGGACCTGGCCCTCGACTGCGGCGAGACATGCGGCGAAGGGATGATGGAACGCATCATGCGGGGGATGGACCGCGTTGCCGATCTCGGTGCTGGAACAATTCAGGACGGCCCTGGCCGGTCGTAGCCGCCGCCTTTCGGTTGGCGGGTACGCACGGCACAAGGCCCGCGTGGCGGCCCGCCAGCGGCAGATTGCCGCCGAGGCCCAGGACATCGGCGAGATTCCTGCGGTCGTGGACGCGGATCGAAAGGCCCGCGCCGCCGCCGACTTCCGGTTCTTCTGCACCACGTATCTGTCGCGGGTCTTCTACCTGGAATGGTCCGCCGACCACCTGCGGGCCATCGAGAAGATCGAGCGGGCCGTCCGCGAGGGCGGCCTTTTCGCCCACGCCATGCCGCGCGGCAGCGGCAAGACGGTCATCGCCGAGGCCGCCTGCCTGTGGTCGGTCCTCATCGGTGCTCGGCCGTTCGTGTGCCTGGTGGCCGCCTCGGCCGAGCGGGCCGTGGAACTCCTGGGCGTCCTGAAGACCTGGCTGGAGACCAACGACCTGCTGCTTGAGGACTGGCCGGAGGTCGTCTATCCCATCCGCAAACTCGGCCGCATCGTCAACCGCCAGAAGGGCCAGACGTACAAGGGCGAGGCCACCCGCATCGAGTGGAACACCGACCGTGTCGTTCTGCCGATCATCCCCGGCAGCGCCGCCGCTGGGGCCGTGATCACCACGGCGGGCCTGAAGGCCAGCGACATCCGCGGCCAACACCACGCGCTGCCGGATGGGCGGGTGCTGCGGCCGTCGCTGGCCCTGGTTGACGATCCGCAGACGACCGAGTCGGCGTGGTCCGTCTCACAGTCATACCGGCGCGAGCGGGTGCTGGCGGGCGATGTCCTCGGCATGGCCGGGCCGGGGCAGAAGATCGCCGCCATCATGTGCTGCACGGTCATCCGCCCCGGCGACATGGCCGACTCCATCCTCAACCGCGACAAGCACCCCGAGTGGCAGGGCGAACGCACGAAGATGATGTACTCGTTCCCCACCGACGAGAAGTTGTGGGACGAGTACGCCAAGTTGCGCGCCGAGAGCCTGAAGGCCAGCCGCAAGGGCGATGAGGCCACCGAATTCTACCGCCTCCACCGCGCCGACATGGACCGCGGCGCGTGCATCGCCTGGCCCGCGCGGCACAACGAGGACGAACTATCGGCCATCCAGCACGCGATGAACCTGAAACTCCGCGACGAGGCCGCCTTCTTCGCGGAGTACCAGAACGAGCCGCTCGTGGACGACCAAGGCATCGAGGAGATGCTCTCGGCCGACCAGATCGCCGCCAAGACGAGCGGCTTGGCACGCGGCGAAGTGCCGGTCGGCTGCACGCACCTGACGGCCTTCATCGATGTGCAGAAGGAACTCTTGTTCTATGTGGTCGCCGCCTGGCGGAACGACTTCACCGGCTACGTCATCGACTATGGGGCGCACCCCGACCAGGAGCGCGCGTTCTTCTCCTTGCGGGACGCCCGAAACACCCTCAGCCGCGCTTCGCCCAGGGCCGACCTCGGCGGCGCCATCCGCGCCGGCCTCGACGCTCTGGCGGAGAAACTGCTCGGCCGCGAGTGGGAACGCGATGACGGGGCCGTCATGCGCATCGGCCGCTGCCTGGTGGACGCCAACTGGGGGAAGTCCACCGACACCGTGTACCACTTCTGCCGCGAGTCGGCCTGGGCGCCGATCCTGGTGCCGAGCCACGGACGCGGCGTCACTGCATCGAACATCCCGTTCGCCGACTATCGCCGCAAGGCCGGCGACGAGGTCGGCCACAACTGGCGCATCCCAAGCGTGCGCGGCAAGAAGATGCCCCGCCACGTCATGTACGACACCAACTACTGGAAGACCTTCGTCCACGAGCGGCTCGCTGTGGCCAAGGGCGACCGCGGGTGCCTCTCGCTCTGGGGTCGCAAGGCCAACCAGCACCGCCTGTTCGCCGAGCACCTGACGGCCGAGGTGCCCATCAAGACTCAAGGGCGCGGCCGATGGGTAGATGAATGGAAGCCGCGGGCCGGGGCGTTCGACAACCACTGGTTCGACTGCCTGGTGGGCAGCGCCGTGGCGGCGTCGATGTGCGGCGTGGCCCTGCCCGGCATGGACCAGACGATTGCCAGGGACCGGCGGCTGCGAAAGGCCATCCGCCTGAGCGACCTTCAGAGGAATCGGCGATGACCGAGAACCTGAATCCGCCGGTTGCGGGGGATCGCCAGGAGCCGCTGCGCCTGTCGGACCTCCAGGGCCGCGACGGCCGGGGCCTCGTCTGCCGCAAGTGCGGCTGCGGGCACTTCTACACCATCTACACGCGTGCCAAGCCCGGCTGCATCCTGCGCCTCAAGGAATGCCGCCACTGCGGACACCGCATGACCACCCGCGAGCGGGCTGGGTAAAGGCCGTCGTCAGGCTTCCGGTAGGCCATTAAGAATTATGCAGTTGCCTCCATTATTCGCCTTGCTTTGGGGCCGAAAACATGCCCTGATCCACGTGGTGGGGGCGAACACGCAACGCGAAGGAGAACAAGATGAAAGTGACGCGAATGACGGTCGAGGGCACGAAGGGCTGGGCGAACATCGCCCCCCGCGAGGTGGCGGGGAAGGCGGTCATCGGCATCCGCGGCGACGGGGCGGCGGGCATCTTCGACCTGAACGTCGACACCCGAGACGAGCGCAGCCAGCAGTATGCCGCCGCCCGCCTCCAGCGGGAACTCGACGGATACCAGGGGACCGCAGGCGACGTGGCCGACTACCTGCGGGCCATCCAGACCTTCGCCGACTGAGGCGACCAGAACAAGGAGCAGACCATGAAGACGGCAGCACGCAAGACCGAGAACGTGTTGGGCAAAGACCTGCGGGTGAATGACGTGGTCATCCGCGGCGGTTACGAGTGGGTCATCGACCGGATTACCTTCGAGCCGGACTTCCCGCGCCACGTCTGCACCTGCCACTGGTCCGGCAACGGGGCGGACCCGCAGTTCTTCAACAACAACTTCGACACCGCCCAGCGCGACGACATCCCCTGGACGCGGGTGGTGAACCCGAAGCCCCGCCGCCTCGTCTGCCGCACCGACGCCCCCGCGTGGTACGCCACCCAGGTCGGCTGCAAGGTGGAACTCCGCCAGACCGGAACCGACGCGCTGCTGGCGACCATCCGGCCGCCGGCTGCATGGGGTGACCAGTGGGGCTGGAACCTCATCGACGGCGGCGTCCTGGTGGAGTGGACGGGCCGGTAGGAGGTGCCCGGCGACGGGCCGCCCGCAGGCGACCCCTAGCCCGGCAATTCCGCCGCAAGGAGAGATGCTATGGCCACGAAGCAGAAACGCCCGCCGCGCCTGGCGAACGGCACGCGGGTCCACATCAAGAGCGACCACTTCGGCGAGGAGTGCGACGGCGTCGTCACGATGGGCGAGTTCGACGGCGGGTGGCTATACCGGGTCAAGGTAACGGCGGGCGTCGCGCCGGCCGTCGCCAGGAACAAGGAGGGCGAGTACTGGTTTTGGGACTTCGAGGTGACGCCCCTCGGCCGGTAGGGCGGTTGCCGGAATATTCCGGAATCCGCCTTGCATCGGGGCGAATTGCATGCCCTGATCAGCATAGACGCATGGGCATGTAAACCAAGAAAGGAGAACGCGATGGCGAAGAAGGCGAAGAAGACGGACGGGTACATCGACCTCTCGGCCGCCCAGAAGGCCCAGCACGAGGCCTGGTGGCCGCTGACGGTCCGTGAGGCGAACCGCCTGGCGCAGGGCCGCGTGAAGGTGAGCGTGGACCCCGAAGACGCCCGCCTGTGGTGCGTCGAGCGGCCCGGCAGCGTCCAGGCCCACGAGCCGATGACGCGCGAGGCGTTCTTGGCGTTCCTTGAGACGGGCGTAGCCGCGCCGACGAAGGACGGGCAGACGGCCGCCGAGATGTACGCCGAGCGCCGGCGCGACATCGACCGCCTGCTGGACTGGCTCGGGCAGGCACTGGCGAAGCACGCCAAGCAGGCCAAGGCCGAGCCCAAGGACTGGTCTCGGACAGGCGACCTGTACCGCGTTCGCAGCGGCCTCCTGGAGGTCCTGGCCGCCCTGCGAGGTGTCGAGATTGCGGACATCGAGCGCTCGCTGTAGCGCCAAACAGAAAGGAGGAGATCTGTGATCACCACGAAGCAAGCCGAGACGATCCTCCCGACCATGCGGGCCGCCGTCGCCGCCCTGCACGAGGTCTGGGAGAAATGCCGCGAGGTCGAGCGGGCCATCGGCCGCGACCTCGACGGCCTAGAAGGCGTCATCCAGGACATGGCGGCGGGCCTGGACGACCCCGAGTCCATCGATGTGGACTACGTCCGCGACGCCATCAATGCCCAAGCGGACGAACTGGTGGCCGAGGCCGACGCCTGCCCGAAGTGCCGCGAGCGAAACGTGGACAACCTGGTCTGGCAGGATAACGGCAAGGTGAAGTGCAGCACGTGCGGCATGCGGTATCGGCCGCCGAGCAAGTAGGAGGTCGCCATGTTGACGCTGAAGCAGAGACAAGAGCGGGCCGCACGTCGCGCCGCGAGGATCGCGGCGAAGCACGATGCCATCCGGCAAGCGGCCGCACGAACAGAACCGCAGCACCAGAGAAGGAGTCGAGTCATGAAGAAGCACGACGTGAAACTGGGTGGCGAGTACATCGCCCGCGTGTCGGACAAACTCCCCCATGTCCGCATCGACCGCGAGAACCCCCACGGCGGTTGGGACGCGACGAACCTGGCCACGAAGAAGGCGGTCCGCATCAAGTCCGCCCAGCGGCTGCGGGCCGAGGCCGGCCGCAAGGCCGCCCCGGCGGCCCACGTTGCCGTGGGGGCCAAACCGGCGGCCGAAGTGGCCAAGGATGCCAAGACCGCGCCCGTGGCCGCCGGGGGCGAAGCCACCAACCCCCTGGAGGCCCACTACCGGGCGCAGAAGGACGTCGCCAAGACGGAGAAGGCCGCTAAGGTCGCCGCCTGGCGGAAGGAGATCGCCGACAAGGCCGGCAAGCCCGACCCGGAACTCGACGCCGCCGTCAAGGCCGCCGAGGAAGGCCGCAAGGCGAAGAAGGCCAAGGCCGCCAAGCCCAAGGGCGAGCGTAAGGGCGGGGTCCTCGATGCGGCCGTCCGCGTCCTCCAGGAGGCGGGCAAGCCGATGGGCTGCCAGGACATCGTCAAGGAAGCCCTGGCGAAGGGCTACTGGCAGACCAAGGGCGCGACGCCTGCCGCCACGCTTTACGCCGCAATCATCCGCGAGTGCGCCGCCAAGGGCGCGAAGGCCCGGTTCCGCCGCGCCCAGGTCAAGGAAACGAAGGGCGGCAAGGCTGTCAGCCTGCGGGGGTACTTCGAACTGACCGCCGCCGTCCGCCAGTAGCCGTACCTCCCAAGACGCCCAGGCCATATGTGCCTGGGCGTCTGTCCGGCCTGTCGGGCCTCGCTGCCGCCACCGCGGCTGCAGGCATTTCCGCGTCATCTACGCCCGCCCCGCCTGGGGCGGCCGCATCCGGCGCCGCCGCGAGTGCCGCCATTGCGGCGGGCGGATGATAACCTGGGAGATCTCCGGCAGTCTGACCAACCGGATCGGCGACCTCTCGCGGTGAAAGGACGCTCAGCGAGCGAATCCAGCAGACTTCGGCTCACACCGGACGTGCAAGTGCCCGATTTGCACTGGCTTCTGTGCCGGTTCCGAGGGTCTGCTCCGCTTAGCCGACTCTGAGGGCCGTTCACGCCGCGGACAAGCCGTGTCGCGGGGTCTGTGCCTGGCTGGATAGAAAGAAGGATAGAAAGAAGTCCTGGATAGAAAGAAGTCCTTGACGAGTCCCTTGTGCAGTAGTAGCCTATCGAACGCATCCTCTTTCTCTCGCGGCCTTGTGGGGAACAAATGGTGGGTAGTGAGGTCGACATCATCGTCGAGGGCGGAACGGTCGTCACGGAAAGCGGCAGGACTTGCTGTGACATCGCCATCCGAGACGGTCGTGTTGCGGGCTTGTTCTTGCCAGGAACGGCCCCCCCAGCAAAGCGAGTGATTGACGCACAAGGGAAGTTCGTTCTTCCCGGTCTGGTTGACGCGCACACCCATCTGCAGATACACTTCGGGGGAGTTGCATACCGGGATGATTACTACACCGGGTCAGTCGCTGCCGCCTTCAATGGGACAACGACCATCATTGATTTCGTTTTCCCCGGGCCCGGTGAAGAACTTGCCGCCGCGATAGACAAAGAGATGCGGCTCGCGGATGGCTCCTGCGTAGTGGATTTCGGTTTTCACCCGTGCATACTGCCGTCAACTCCACGTATCGCGAGGGCTGTTAGAGAAGCAGTTGACGCGGGGCTCACGTCCTTCAAACTATTCATGACCTACGGGCGTCACGGCCTCATGATAGATGATGGCCACCTTCTGAGCGTAATGGAAGCCGCTTGCGAGACAGGCGCTCTAGCGGGTGTCCACGCAGAGAACGACGCAATTGCTGAGCACTTGACGACCTCCCTCTGTCGTGGCGGAGCCATAGGCCCAGAGTCATTCCCCAAGTCAAAGCCGAGTTTCGTTGAGGTTGAGGCGATACGAAGGGCTACCTTCTTGGCCGGGAGTGTAGGCTGCGCGCTCTACGTGTTCCACATGTCCACGGCCGGAGGGGCTCGCGAAATCCGTACCGCAAGAAGCGCGGGCCAGCGCGTGTTCGCAGAAACCTGTCCGCATTACCTCTTGCTGGACAGTGAGGTATACGCAGGGCCGGACGGGGCGCGCTTCATAGTTAGCCCGCCCCTGCGGCCGAAGCATGAACAGGATGCGCTGTGGGAAGGCCTGGCCGACGGAACAATCTCGGTGGTAGCCACAGATCATGCCCCATTGAACTCCGATCAGAAAGCGCAAGCCAAGAGCTTTGCAGAAGTGCCAAACGGCTTGGCGGGGATTGAACTTAGTTTGCCTCTTCTGTATACATGCGGTGTCCTTGGGAAGCGTATCACTCTGGAGAACCTTGTCTCTCGGATGAGTTCTGGGCCGGCGCGCCTGTTCGGGCTCTATCCCAGGAAAGGGGCGATCCTCCCGGGAAGCGACGCGGACCTGGTGGTGATCGACCCTAAGGTGAAGAAAACGGTCAGGGCTGGCGGGCTTCACATGAACGTTGACCATGTCGTGTACGAGGGCATGGAGCTTTGCGGGTGGCCGGAGGTCACGCTGCTCCGAGGGCAGACGCTCGTAAGGAATGGGACCTTCTGTGGACGAAAGGGGTACGGGACGTTCCTCAGACGATCCCTCCCGGCCTTCGGTCTTCCGATAGGGACCCCGTGAGCATCACGCGGCCAAAGCATGAGACGTACTCATCTGCAGTGTTTGGCGGCAGGATCGAGTTGGGCACTCGGCCAGCAGTGCTGGTGGTGGACATGATCAGGGCATTTGCCGATCCGAAGAAGCCTTTCGGCTTTGATCTCCGAGAGGTCTGCCGCAATACTTCCCGGCTACTCCGTATCGCGCGCGAGATGCACCTTTCGATACTATTCACCACCACGGCGTACGATGACCCCGAGGCAGAAGCAGGAGTGTGGTTGGCGAAGATGCCTTCTCTCCGCGAGTTGAGAGTTGGAAGGCGATGCGTTGAGCTACTGCCTGCTCTTGGTAGGCGCTCCCATGAGCTGCTGGTGACGAAGAGATACGCCTCGGCCTTCTTCGGAACCATCGTCGCCTCGGTGCTCCGAGCTCAACAGGTGGATACGGTGATCATCGCGGGGTGCACAACTAGTGGTTGCGTTCGTGCAACCGCCGTAGACGCTGTGCAGCACGGCTTCCGCACCGTCGTGGTCCGGGACTGTGTTGGGGACAGACTGCAAGGCGCACACGATGCAAGCCTGTCCGATCTGGATGCAAAATACTGCGACGTGACGTCTCTCCGCGATCTGGCGGAGCAACTCGTGTCGGTCCAGACTCGTTGGTCGGAACACAAATCGGGGGGCTAGGCGCCCTAGGCTTTTCCGGTGGAACTTGGCTAATCGCGTGGCTGGGCGCCGCGAGCGGCGGGTCAGCGAGGACAGGTGACTATGGAGATCATGGCGCCAGCAGGTTCGTGGGAGATGCTGCGGGCAGTGGTGGCAGCAGGTGCCGACGCCATCTACTTCGGGTCAGATCAATTCAACCTCCGGGCAAACCATGCCGCGAACTTCCCTCGCGATGAAATCACTCGCGTCATCGAGTATGCGCATCAGCATGGCGTGCGCGCCTACTTCTGCGCGAATACGCTGCCGACGACACCGCAGATCGAAGCGTACTTCGGCCTTCTGGATCACGTGGTCCGATGCTCGCCAGACGGCCTGATTCTCTCAAGCCTGGGTGTCATCAGCGCCGTCTCCCGCAAGTATGACGTCATGATTATCGCGTCGGTGTGGGCTGGTGCATCAAATGCCCGAGGTGCGAGGTTGTTGGGCGAGATCGGCGCGCGCGAGGTAACTGCGGCCCGGCAGATGACTCTGGATGAAATCCGTCGGCTTGTCTCGTCCAGCGGCAGTCAGGTAAGGATAAGGACATTTGTTGCTGGCAATTGGTGTGCGAACCTTGACGGTAGATGCTACATGAACAGCTTTCTCTCCACTCAGCGGATTCATGCCGACGGTTGCTGCGGGCCAGCGACACGTGACCGCGCTCACTGCGTGGAGCGACGCCAGTCGTTCTTCCCTACACTTACTGGCGCCGTGGGGACGCTAAGCGTCGCGACCCTCCACAATCCTTGCAGAGTGCGATGGTCCAGGTCTGGCGACCGCAGCCCTTTTCTTCTTCAGGTTCCCGGCGAGCAGATCCGAGTCAACCTGTCTGAGATCATGCGGACCGGCGTCGAAGGCCTGAAAGTCAACGGCCGGGCGGGATTCATACTGCCGTTGTGTGACAGCATCGTTGCCATTCGCGCCTGCTTGGCTGGCGCAGTGCCAAGAGAGGACTGAGGGATGAATCCCACCATCTGTCTATTCCTACCGCCAATGTGGGACGAGGTCTACGGAGGTGTGAACTTCCACCTCTCCGGATTGGGCTGGACTCTGCATGTGGTGCACCTCGATGTTGAGAAGACCGGTTCCCAGGGGGCCGCATATGCCATTGTGAGAAGCCGAGCCCGTGATGGTGTCGTGCCCATTCTAGTCCTGCCTGTTGCGCACTGCGCGTTGCATGTCGCGACTGAGGGGCTCAGGGTCATAGGTCCGGCCTTTGAGACGCGCGATGATATCTATGTGTTTAGGCGCACAGGAGTGCTCAGGGGCCCGAACGGTCCGTTTCGCATAGGTGTCCTCGAAGGCCAGTTGACGACCACCAATCTGTCAAGAGTCATCCTTCACCACTGGTGCCCCGATTTCTACTTTTTCTGCAGTGCAAGACAGCCAGATCACGGTCATTCAGACTTCCCAATCACGGGCGCCGTCCATCTGCCAGCGGGGCTTGCCGACAGGCGACGAATGATGGTCCTTCGGGGCGATCTTGACGCGGCAGTCTTCATGGGCCATGAACTGACGGAGCACTCACTCTTTGATTCTCCGGACTTGCTGGCGGCCGTGAACCTGAACAGTTTGGCCTGTAGCCTGTACGGTGTGCGCTTCTTTCCACGGGCTGTGTTCGCAGTGTTTGAGGAGTTCTATCGGAGAGGGGTTGACCAGGAAGCCGTTGCCCACTTTGTGAGGGCGTTTAACCTGTTTGCTGCGAGACAGCCCGCGGAGCCATCGCGTCATCCCGAAGGTGCGCGCGGGCCAAGCGACACCGCCCTGAGCTCTCGACTGCGTCAGGCTCCCTGTCCGACCGGCGCTGCTTCAGACCCACGCGCGGTCGAGGCGCTTATCCAGTTTACGAACGACATGCTCGATGTCGCGTTGAGGGGTCAGATGCTCAGAGATATTCCGACTCTTAACCTGGCGAGGCCGCTGGAAGAGAAGGACTTCATATGGTGGGCGGAAGTGTACCACGCCCGGTTGATGAAGCGTCTTCTTGACAGTCTTAGGGCTGCCGGGCCCAACGTCTGCGGATTGGCCGATGACAAGACAGGCGAGCGATGGGATGCGTGTGGAAAGATTGTCAAAGGCTTCTGCGACGCCGCCGAGACAGCACTCGATCTCCCCATCGAAGAGCTTAAGGCAAGAGCGAGAAGCCAGAAGATGCTGCGTGGGCAGGAACGAGGAGCGTTCGAGAAGGCAATCACGGATCAGTGGGCAATCCTCACCAAACATTGAGGAGCCTTGGCTCATGGGGCACTGGGAGAAACTGGTTGTCCTGCTAGGCCGCGCGGCTAGGCATTCGCGGCGGCTGGCCATGCTGTCAACTCTCCTGGTGGCTGCAAGCATGAACCTTCTAGTGTCAGTCGTAGTCGAGGACAAGCCAAGCGATCCTCACCGTACCGCCGGGCTATACTTGGCTCTGGCGTATTTTCTGATCGCCGCCATCTTCACATTCATGGCTGAAGGCGAGCTGAGCAAACTTGAGGCGTTTCTTCTCAGGAGCGACGGTGGGGGGGCCGGCGTGAACACGAGCCAGTCGGCTGACGACAGGCTCTCTGACGGCCTCAGGAACAAAGCCGACAGTTTCGGGGTACCGCTCGTTGCCGCAGGAGTGTACACCACCTTGGGAGTAGCACTTGTGGTGCTGCTGCTTTGGTGGTACTGATCCGTATGAAAGGGGGCCGAGATGTCAACCAAGAGCATAGTGTGTATTGCTGCAGCGTGCGTTGTTGGAGTACTTGGTTTGGTCCTCTGGTTCGCATTAGGGCCAGACGGGGGGCCGAAAGCGATTGGTTCGGCTCTCACTTGCCGGGTCGGCTACCAGCAGGTCGCGTTGTACCGCCACGTCTTCGTGGCCAAGGAGAAGGGGTTCTTCGAGAAGCATGGCCTCGACGTGGAGCTGATCCAGTTTGCGGATGCCAACCAGCAACTCCAGGCGCTCTTGGCAGGCCAGATTGATGCCGCAGGGCTGAGCAACATGAATGTCGTGTTGACGGTCGAGCACAAAGAGCCCGGAACGCTGAGACTTGGCCCGTTCTTGGTGTGGAAGGAGGACGCCTTTCCCGACTATATCATCTCGAGGAAAGAGGCGGGGATTAAGTCGCTGAAGGAGCTTGAGGGGCGCACGATAGGGCTTCACCCCGGTTCCGCTGTCAAGGCGTTCTGCCTAGCCGTCCTATCGCCTGTCATCGACACGAACAAGTGCACGTTCATCGAGATCACGCCGGGCACAATGTATGCCGCCCTCGCGAGCGGTCGCGTGGACGCACTCTACTGCATGGACCCGGTGCCGACGGTTGCGGTCGAAAAGGGGGTTGCGGAGGTGCTGCTGCCTAACCCAATGGCAAGGCTGGTCCCCCCGCCCACCCCGATCTCGGCTCTCACATTCACGTCGAAGGGCACAAGAGACGGTCCAGACAAGGCTCGCAGGATCATCGCAGGCGTCGAGGATGCCATTGAGTACATGAGGAAGCCGGGAACAGAAAAGGACGTCGCTGAGATTGTGGCCAAGTACACGGGGGCCTCTGCCGAGTTGAGCCTGAAGATGAACCGATCGGAGTACTGGAAGACCTCGGAGATTGACCGGAAGCGTGTGCAGGAACTGGCCGACAAGTTTGCGGAGTGTGGGGCAGCGCCCGCAAGAGTCGACACTAAGGATCTCGTGCTTACGCCGCAAGACCTTGGCGTGAAGTGAGCGAGCGTCATGCCTAAGGCGAAAGGAAACCCGAGTCTTGTCCTGGAACTTGACGATCTGAATGCCGAGACAGCGCACGGTGCAGCCTTAGCGGCTGTCGATGAGATCCGTCTGGGTGAACCCGTCTGCATGGACCGATGGCGGCTACGTCGGTCAGCGTTGCTGGATGCCGTCAAGCGATGTGTCGAGGCTGGCCTATGTGTCAGCGTCTCGACGCCGGCCTTACTCATGAGCGATGAGGGTGTGAGGCAGTGCATGGAACTGACTGCGGAGTGCCTCGAGGCGGGTGCAACGCGAATCGTGATTAACAACCTGGGCATGCTGCATGCTGCTGAAAAATCTTGGCGGAGGCAGTATGAGATCATCGCGGGGCAGTTTCTGAATGCTTACAATCACCTGGATGTAAACCTCTTTGCCGAGCTTGGCGTCAGCCGCGTCTGCCTTCCGGTTGACCTCCGTCGGGAGGAGGTCCTGGCTCTGGTCGCCCACGCCCGCATTCCGGTGGAGATTCTAGTTCATGGCTCCGCCGTGGCGGCTGTTTCGCGGCGGTGCTACGGTAGTCAAGTTGAGACGGGGGACCCGTGGTCGTGTGCTGGGACGTGTATTGGCCGGCACGAACTCCCTGTCCTCTCAGATGACCGGACCGAGAGGCCCGTCTTCCGCATCTGGGGGCGATCCCTGCTGACTGAAGCCGACGTGTGTCTGCTGGCCGTGGTAGGAGAGCTCGTTCAAGGAGGTGTGGGTTTCTTCAGAGTATCTGGCTTCGGAAGACCACTCCAGTATCTGTGTGAGGCCGCAAGGGTCTATGTAGAGGCCCTAACGTATGGCAGAACACCGCGTGCGGGAAATCAGGAACTGGCTTCTCTGCCAGAGCACCCGCGCTTCTGTAATGGCTGGTATTACTCGCGAGCGGGGCTGGAGGCAGTTCATGGTGACTGAAGATGCCGCGGTGACGAGCGTGTTCCAGCAGGGGGTTGTTGTCGATCATCTCTGCAAGAGCTATGCGGACGGCGACTCTCGCCTGCTCGTGATAGACAACCTGAGCATCTCGGCGGCACCCGGGCAGTTTGTGAGCATATTCGGCCCGAATGGATGTGGAAAGACAACACTCTTGAACGTAGTTGCCGGTTTGGTGCCGTTCGATTCGGGGACTGCCTCTGTTGGGGGGAAACCACCAGGAACCTTTCGCGCAGGGTATGTCTTTCAGGATTACGAGCGAAGCCTCTTCCCTTGGAGACGTGCCATTGACAACATAGGGCTTCCGCTAGAAGCAACGGACGGAAGCGTTCGTAGCCGTCGACATCGCGTGCAGGAGTTCCTTGTCCGATGTGGCATTCGGATTCCGCTTGGGCATTTCCCCTACCAGATGAGCGGTGGGCAGAAGCAACTCACGGCCCTGGCAAGGGCGCTGGTAGGGAGTCCGCACATTCTGCTCATGGACGAGCCATTTGGTGCCCTTGATTACCAAACCAGGCTGAGCATGGCCGACGAGCTCCTTAGGGTGTGGCATCACATGCGGATCACCACCCTGTTCGTGTCCCATGAGATAGACGAGGCCATTTACCTGGCAGACAAGCTTTACATCCTGAGTCCTCTGCCCGCATCTGTCGTTGAGACACTGGAGGTCAATCTGCCTCGGCCAAGAACCCGACGCATGCTTGGGAGCGAGGAGTTCCTCAGTGTCCGGGCGCGCGCTATTGAGGCCTTTTGGAGGAACCTTACGCCATGAGGATCTGGATCACTGTCGGCCCGCTCGCCCTCCTAGCCCTTTGGTGGGCCATATATGCCCTGGGAGTTGCCTCGCCCCTGCTCCTTCCTTCGCCGGTTCAGGTTGCGGATGCTTTCATCCGCCTTACTTTTCAGACGGGGGAGATCTGGCCTGACTGCTTCGTGACCGTACGCAGGATGCTCCTGGGGCTCTGCGTCTCGGCCGCGGTGGGGATTCCGGTGGGTATACTGACGGGTTCCTTCAAAGGGATCTCGCGCAGTTTGGAGTTCCTGATCGACTTCTTCAGGTCAATTCCTCCGGTCGCCTTGTTCCCGCTCTTTCTTCTTGTTATGGGTGTTGGAGATGGCCCCAAGCTGGCCGTCGTCATCTATGGATGCACGTTAATTATGATCGTAAATGCGGACTACGGAGTGTCCCATGCTCCCCGTCTGAGGCGGTTCGTGGGACGCGCGTTTGGGCTGAACAGATACGAGATTCTGTGGAAAATCGTGCTCCCAGACGCTCTCCCGCAGATTATTGTGGGCCTGCGGACCGCTTTGTCTTTGGCCTTAGTCCTTGTGGTGGTGAGTGAGATGTTCTTCGGCACACCAAAGGGGCTCGGACACCGCATCTACGAGTACCATCTTGTCTTCGACGTTCCAGAGATGTACTGCGCAATAGCATGGGCGGGGATAATCGGTTATTTGTTCAACAAGCTGTTTGTCCTTGTGGAACGCCGAGTGGTTCACTGGGCCGGCAAGTAGTGCTGCTTCCTCCTTGGCCGTTCGCGCGTCTCGTCCTTCTCCCGTGCTCCTGGCTGGGCCGACGTTTGTGTGCGTAACGGTTTCACAGTCCAGGCGGGAACCGCCTTGCTTGCCCAGGGGTTGCGCGTGAAGATCGTGTGCGACAACAAGACTGGACGACCGCCCCGCAGCTGATCACCGTTGGGAGGATGCCGAGAAGATTCGAGGCCATGTGGGGCCACACACCCCCGCGGCCTTTTCTTTTCGGCTCGCCCGGTCGGTTGCGACTGAGGGCATGGCAGTGGCGGACGATCTTGAGGAAGCGATTCGGACGAACGCTGAGGGGCCGGCCGAGGCCCACGGCGATTCCGGCGGCATGAAGCAGCACAGCCTGCCCGACCAGATCGCGGCGGACAAGACGCCCCACTCACCCTGAGCCGCCCTGTCTACCGGTGGAACAACCTCACAATTCGCCTCCTCTGCCCGGCAGAAAAGTGCCTTAGTGCGTCCGTACAGGGTGGATGACACGCGCGCCGCCGCCAATCTATGAGCCGGAACGTCTTCTCGCCGAACTGGGCCAGGCGCCCTGAGGCAAGGGAAGATGCCGTTCAGGAGTCCTGGGTCGCGTACCTCGCCGGCCGCGACCCGGTCCGGGCGGTCAGCAGTTTCGCGCACCGTGAGCGGCGACACGAGTAGCAAGAGTCAACATGGTGGCAAGCGCACCTCTCCCCCCCCGAGCCGCCCTGTCTACCGGTGTAACAATTGTTTGTGCCCGCCATTTTCCGCGTCGAGGAGGGCCGTTCTCGTGTCCCTATAGGGTAGATGAGCCGCGCATTGCCGCCAGTATGTGATCCGGTCCGCCTGAGGGCGGAACTTTCACGGGTCCCATCCGAGGCCCGCGAGGATGCCGCGCAGGAGTCATGGGTCGCGTTCCTTGCCGGCCGCGATCCCGTGCGGGCGGTGGGCGCCTTTGCCCATCTCGAAAGGCGGCGCCGGCAGATGAACCTGAGCGACTGCCAAGCCGGTTGAGGGGCCTCAAGTGGCTGACGAATTGGACGACGCGATTCGGACGAATGCCGAGGGGCCGAAGTCGGCGTCGGGGGATGCGGGGAGCATGCAGCAGCACTCGATCCCCGACCAGATCGCGGCGGACCGGTACCTGGCGTCGAAGAAGGCCGCGCGGGCGAAGGGCCTGGGGGTTCGCCTCACGAAAGTGGTTCCGCCGGGAGCAGCGTGATGTTCGCTTGGCTCAAACGCATCCGTGCTGTCGCAAAGCCCGCTGGCGGCGGGCTACGGATGGCGGTGCGCTTCGTGCGGGGCCGGTACGATGCCGCGCAGACGACCGACAGCAACCGCAAGCACTGGGCGGGGGCCGATGGCCTGTCGGCCGACGCCGCAGCAAGCGCCGAGGTCCGCCGCGTCCTGCGGAACCGGGCGCGGTATGAGGTCGCCAACAACTCCTACGTCCGCGGGATCGTGCTGACCCTCGCCAACGACGTCGTTGGCACGGGGCCGCGGCTCCAGATGCTCACGGCTGGCGCCGAGGCCAACCGCGCAATCGAGCAGGAATTCATGCGTTGGGCGACGCGTGTCGGCCTTGCCGCCAAACTGCGGACCATGCGGATGGCCCGGGCCCAGGACGGCGAGGCTTTCGCGCTTCTCATCTCGAACGAGAACATCGGCTCCCCGGTGACGTTGGACATCAGGCTCATCGAGGCCGACCAGGTGGCTTCGCCCGCACTGGCCTCCGCGAAGGCGGGCACGCCCAACGGCGTCGACGGCATCGTGTTCGACGCCAGCGGCAACCCGGTGGAGTACCACGTCTTGAAGACCCATCCCGGGGCGGCGGTGTCCCTGGGCCTCGATTACGAGCGCGTGCCGGCAGAGGCGGTGCTCCACTGGTTCCGCGCCGACAGGCCTGGTCAGCGTCGCGGCATCCCGGACTTGACGCCCGCGCTGCCGATCTTCGCGCAGCTCCGGCGCTTTACGTCGGCCGTCCTCGATGCCGCCGAAACGGCCGCCAACATCTCCGGCACGGTCGAGACCGACGCCCCGCCCAACGGCGAGGCTGAGCCCATCGACCCGATGGATACCATCGAGCTCGAACGCAACATGCTCCTGACCCTGCCCGGCGGGTGGAAGATGAGCCAGGTTAAGCCCGAGCAGCCGGCAACCACCTACGTCGAGTTCGTCCGCGAAAAACTGAACGAGGCCGCCCGGTGCCTCAACATGCCGCGCAACATCGCGCTGTGCGATTCGTCGGCCTACAACTACGCCAGCGGACGCCTCGACCACCAGACGTATTTCAAGAGCATCCGCGTCGAGCAGGTCCACCTGGAAGACGCGGTGCTTGACCGCATTCTGGACGCCTGGCTGCGCGAGGCGGTGCGTGTGCCGGGCCTTCTGCCGGCGTCAGCGCGGACGTTTCTCGATTACCCCCACCAGTGGTTCTGGGACGGGATGGAGCATGTGGACCCGGCCAAGGAGGCCAACGCCCAGGCCACGCGCCTGGCGAGCCACACAACCACCCTGGCCAGCGAATACGCCAAGGAAGGCAAGGATTGGGAGACGGAACTGAGGCAGCGGGCGAAGGAAGTGGCGCTCATGAAGGAACTCGGCCTCTCGATGGCCGAGGCCCAGCCGAAGCCCTCGCAGCCGCAGGCAGATGAGGAAACGGACCGTGAAGACCAGCGACGAGCCGTGTGAACTCAAGTTCATCGCGGCCATCAACATGGAGGCAGCCGCCGGGCCGGATGCCCAGGCCGCGCGGCCGCGCCGGTTCCACATGGACGCCTACACCGGCGGCGCCCTGGCGATTGCCGGGTGGCGGTTCCCCGTTGTCGTGGACCTGAATGGCCTGACCGTGCGCGGCGGCGCCAAAGTCTACCTCGACCACGACCGCGCCGCCCGCGTTGGTCACATTGACGGCATTCAGATTGAGCACGGGGGCCTGCGGGTGTCGGGCGTGATTTCCTCGACCACTCAGGCCGCCCGCGAGGTCGCGGCCGACGCCGACAACGGGTATCCGTGGCAGGCGTCCATCGGGGCCTCGGTGCGCGAGGTCGAGTTCGTGGGCGAAGGCAAGATGGTGACCGTGAACGGGCGCGAGTTCGCCGGGCCGGTGAACGTGGCGCGGCGGGCGGCGCTTCAGGAAGTGAGTTTCGTGGGCAACGGCGCGGACGACCAGACGTCCGCCAGCATCGCGGCGGAAGCCGCCAAGGAGACGGAAGCAATGGACGGCAGCGACAAGACCAAGACGGTGGACGGCGGTGTGGCGGGCGCGGCTGCGGCG